TGTTTGCATTAAATTTTCCTTTTGTAATTGTGAGGTCACCAGTTAATGTACATGTATTTTCAGAATTAATTATCAAACTAGTTCCAGTACTAGCAAGTGTTAAATCATGAACATCACCACTGGTGGGGTTTAAATCTACACTTGTTGTTGCATTTGTTGTAATATTAAGGCTTAATTCCCCTGAAATGGCTCCATCTAAATTAACCGCCATACCGTTAGGTGGTGCATCTGTTTCTCCTGCACTCTCACCTGTAATATATAATGTAATGTTACTTCCACCTGTTAAGGTAGCCCCTGAATCTAACTGAAGAGCGTGAGCTGTTCCATCACTACTCATATTTGGTTGATTGCTTGGAGCACTTGGAATAGATGCGATTAAAGAAGTTGTTGGAACTCCATTAGTCCAATTAGCTGCTGTGTGCCAATCGGTGCTCGAACTTCCACCCCAAACAGTTACTGTTGTCATCTACTTATGCCTGTCTAAGCATTGACCAGTCATGAGATAAGGAAGCGTGTGTAGCAGTAGGGTTTATTGTTACACCAACCCAATATAAGCCAGTTGTTGAAATTGACTTTAATGAGCTCGATGAACCACTCACTACAACATCGTCACCTATCTGTGTCCATCCTTCACTGGTTGCTCCAAGAGTACCAGATGTGGTGGCTAGTCTACCAAATACTTTTAGGGTATCTGTATTGCTAGGTGTAGTATCATTATTTATAAATTGAAATGATAAACGGTCCTCATTTTTGACATCCACGGGCACTATCAAAGCTACTTGAGAAGTAGAAGTTCCTGTGTATGTGCCTGTGGTTAGTATTGCTGATTTAAAATTTGCCATATATTATACCTCACTTCGCTGGCTCGATGCCATACGTTGTATATATTATAAAATTAATCGTTGATAGTATATAAAGGTTTCTCTAAGATGTAGGTCCTACGTCACTTACAGTCAATACCCATTGACCAGTATCAACACAAATTAAATGAGCTGTTTTATAACTTACAAGTGGTTGTCCACCAGCTCCAGTACCAGAACTTACTTGATGTAGAGCAATGTTACTACCAGCATTGACTGCTTGATTTATTGTTTGACCTGTATTAGGAGTTATTTGAACTAAAGCATTACTAGGCATAGCAGAGGCATATATACATTGTGCTACTATGAAATATTCATCACCTATTGAAGGACTAGCTGGACAAGTTATTGTACAAGTAGCAGTACCTTGATTATCAGCTGTAGCCATATAATGACTGTAACTATCTGATATTGTGTGATTACCGGCAATGTCATTCTTTATTGATTTTTGAACTGCTAGTGTCGAACCAGTGACTGATAAAGAACCTGTAACTCCTAAATCACCGTTAACTGTTAAAGATGGTGAACTAAAGTCACCTTTGATAAGTGGAGTTCCCTCGTCGTTGTGTATATAGAGTTCATTAGAAGCAGTGGATGTAGAAGATGGTCCTGCTTTATTACCGATAAAAATATTACCATCACCTGTGGTATTCTTTTGACCTGCTTCATATCCTATATTAACATTCGAGTTTGCTGATGTAGCTGTGTATGCTGCACGATAACCTAAAACAACGTTACGTAGACCAGTTCCGTCGACATATCCTGCATATCCTACTACAGTATTTTGACCACCGTCGCTAGAAGTTTGAGCACCAATTTTCATAGCATCTTTACCTATGGCTATGTTACCAGCTGCGGTAGTGCTTGCTTTACCTGCGCTAGTTCCTATAAATACATTATCGTCCCCAGTAGTATGTGCGTTACCAGCATTAACACCTATAGATATATTACTGCCAGCACTTGTAGCAGTAAATAGTGAACTTTTACCTATAGCTATATTTTGGTCTCCTGTCAAACTATATCCTGCGTTTTGTCCTATTATAACTGATTCTGAAGTTGTAGCATCTTGTGCAGCACTACTTCCTATAGCTATAGTATATTGGTCTGTTGCTAAAGAAGCTCCAGCGTACCGACCTATACCTATGTTACCAAAACCAGTCGTCACATTGCGTAATGCGTCTGAACCTACAGCAACACAATAGTCTGCGGTAGTTATACCATAACCAGCTTGGTCTCCAATAGTTACGTTTTCTCCACCACTAGTTACATTAAGCATAGATTGATATCCTATTGCTACGTTGTTATGTGCTGTTCCAAAACCTGTCCCCGACGAAGCACCTGATAAAGCTTGATACCCTACAACTACATTATAATTACCAGAAGACCTAAAACCAGCTTTGTTACCTACATATACACTACCTGTTGCATTAGCATATGCACCTGCTCCATTACCTAAAGCTACAGTTTCTTCAACATTAGTACCACTAACCACCGCAGATTGACCAATAGCTATTGTCTTTTTAGCTCCAGTAGCATTATACATAGGTTGATGACCTATAGCCATCACAGAACCATAAGAATGTCCACCCGTTACAGCATAACCAGCAGCATGTCCTACGAAAACCCCAAAAGCACCATAAACTCCAGAGGTAGTACCAGCATAATTGTATCCAGCATTTTGACCAATCATTACATTTTCAGCTCCTTTAGTGATGTTGTAACCAGCTCGTCCACCAATCGCAACATTACTTGAACCAGTTGTTATTTTTTCTCCAGCTTCTCTACCTATTACTACAAGATTATTAGCACTAGTACCACTATAAGCAGCTCTTCTACCTATTACTACATTCTGCACACCTGTTGTATTAGTAAAAGCTGCTGAGCTTCCTATTGCTACTGAGTCTCCAGTACCTGCTGTGGGGTTTGTATTATACGCTGCATATCTACCAATAGCAACCATATCGTCACCTTCTTGATTTTCTTGTAAGGCTGAATGACCTACAGCTACATTGTCTTGTCCAGTTGTGCTACCTGTTGCAGCATAAGCTCCTATAGCTGTGTTACGAAGACCTGAAGTATTATCAAGCATTGATAAATAACCTATTGCTACGTTCTCATCACCTGTAGCTGCTGCACCTCCCATAGCCTGTCTACCTATGACAACTGAATTACCTAGTGCAGTAGCAGCAGTAGCAGCCTCTGAGCCTACAACTACATTATATTGACCTGTGTTTTTTCTAAGTGCAGCAAAACCTGCTACAACGTTTTCACCACCGCCAGTTCCCACAGTATCATTACCCATAGCTGAAGTTCCTAATATAACGTTTTTATCTCCAGCAGTACTATCTCTCATAGCTTGGTCACCAACAACTGTATTATAATATCCTGCTACACGGTCTTGCAGAGCAAAAGTACCTAAGGCAACATTTTGATTACCTGTTAATTCTTTTCCTGCTTCACGACCAATGGCTACGTTATGTATACCACTAACCATATCTTCTAAAGCTTTATGCCCTATAGCTAAATTGTTAGCCCCTGTTGTATTTTTATTACCAGCATCAAAACCAATAAATATATTTCTGTTAGTACCATAATCTGAACCTCCAGCCGAACTTCCGATGTAAATAGAACCTTCGTCATCAGTAGTCTGAGCATCACCAGCTAAATAACCTATAGCAACAATATTCTCAGCAGTAGTAGCACTCTTCAAAGCTTGATAACCAATAGCTACATTTTTAGTAGCTGAATAAGTAGAAGAACCTCCTTCCAATGCACCATACCCTACTGCTACATTAGCATTACCAGTAGTATAATATCCAGAAGCATAACCAATAAACACACTACCTGTCATAGCATGTGTCGCTCCTCCTCTACCTGCAAAAGCACCTACTCCTACATTTTTACCTGCACCGTCTCCCGGCGCATTCTTTTCTAAAGCTGACCTTCCTATTCCTACATTATAATCTCCATGAACATTTTCATATCCAGCTGAATACCCCATATAATCATTATAATTACCTGTAGTTAAAGTGTGTCCAGCAGAATGACCAAAAGCATTATTACGGATACCTTGAGTGACAGACCCTAAAGCCATATATCCACCTACAGCAGTATTACCACCAGTAGTATCAGCAGCATTACTAGCAGTCAAAGCTTGATATCCAATAGCTACATTATAATATCCATGAACATTAGCATCAAGTGCTTGGTGTCCCATAGCAGTATTATAATTACCAGTAGTGTTTGCTGTAAGTGCATTATAACCTACAGCAGTATTTTTCTCTCCAGCTGTATTAGATTCTAAAGCACTATATCCTACTGCAACCTGATTAGCATCTGTAGTATTGCTGAGTGCACCTCTACCAATAGCCACGTTACCTGCTCCATGAGCAGAAGATAATGCAGATAATCCTATACCTACATTACTATGAGCCGCAGTAGTAGCACCTGACCCAGCTGCCTTACCTATATAAGTATTGTAATATCCTGTTGTAAGGGTTGCACCTGCCAATACACCCACAGCTGTATTATCATATCCATTTGTAATAGACATTAGAGCTTCTTTGCCTATACCTACATTAGTATAAGCAGCTTGAGACGAAGCTGCACTACTACCAAATCCAGCGTTGTATCCTAACCAAGTATTGTAATTCCCAGTTGGATGGTACCCAGATTGGAAACCTACAGCTACTCCTCCAGCTCCACCGGACACTTTAGTCATAGCAGACATTCCTACAGCTACATTGTAATCATTAGAACCAGTTCGTAGAGCATTACTTCCTAAACCTACGTTATTATCTCCTGAATGATAAATAGCAGCATTATAACCAACATAAGTATTGTGACTATGTGTACCAACACTCACTCCTGCTTCCTTACCAATAACTGTGTTTTGTCCTCCTGTGGTTACACCACTTCCAGCATTACTTCCTACAGCTACGTTATTAATTCCAGTATTGAGTGTGTACAATGACCTATAACCTATAGCAGTATTATCATCAGCCGTAGTTATAGCAGCTAAAGCGTTTATACCTAAACTTGTGTTGTTACCAGCTGAGTTTGTTGTAGCAGAAGGGTCAGTCCCTATATAAATAGAATCATCCTCTGTTAAACCTAAAACGAAGTTAGATACTGTATTAGCAGCACTACCGATAGGAATATAATTGTCGGAAAGAGAACCAGCAATCGTACCTCCTCCTCCTCCTCCAGCGTGAGCATTTACATATCCTGCCGTAACTAATACAGTGTCTGAAACGGACGAAGCGTCTGTACTAATTAAAATATCACTAGTTGCCTGACCTCCCATTGTAAAATTTTGAGAGGAAGCTATAGTTGCACCACCAGATGCTGTTATTAATCCAGCAACTCCCAAAGCACCATCTGCGGAAGCCAACCTCATTCTAACTGCACTACTATCATCTGCATCTCTAAATTGAAAATCACCACCAGCATCTAAATACATATGGGCTGTAGCTGCGGAATATAAATGTAAATATTCTCCTGATGTAGATGGACCTATTCCCATATGCTCAGTAGATTCTATATTTAATCTTGCTGTTGCGTATATGTGTTGTCTTTTACCACCTGAAACACCTCTAGAATCTGAATATAAACGCAAAGTTTGAGCGCCTGACTGATTGTATTGATAAAAAGAATTACCATAACCTGAGTTGCCACCAGACTCTGCTCCAGATACTGCTATAGCTCCTTGCACGTGTAACTGTTTAGTAGGTGAGGTTGTACCTAATCCGAACTGATTAAGAATATAAGAATCTCCACCTGCTTGAATATAGGTGTCTGTATTACCAGCGCCGTCTTTCTGTTTAAAAAAGTTGTTTGCTAGTGTTGTCTCGTTGTTACCGCCGCCACCTGCACCCTGTATAATAATATTTTGGTCGTGTGTTGTATCTCCCCAGTAAGTATATGCAGTTGTACCGGCACCACTATTCCACGGAATAAATCTAAGATAAGAGCTACCTGCATTACCATCAAAATCCCAGTAAGCGTTGTTATTATTCATTGCACCCCATTTAACTCCAGCAGAGCGTAAATTAATATTATTACCTTCTGCGTCTAATTGTAAATCTCCAGAACCTGAAACATATAAATCTCCACCAGAACCACTTATCTCTGCTTTTACCGCACTACTCTGATACCATTCAATCTTTCTACTGGCAGGTGTTATGTATACATCAGTTGCACTAGGCATCCTGTACCACCTCTAAAGTTTCGTCAGTCCTTGAACCAACAATATAATAATCAAATTTGTAATTTTTACTTGAACAACCTACCATAACTTTATCCTTTTGCTTTTCTCTAATAAAGACTGTGTAAGGCCCATGAGGCGTCAGTTGCACTGTATAGTCCTCACACATAGCACTCCAGTACTCAGGAAGCTCTATTTCGCACCCTTCTATTGCCTCTATAGTGCCTCTGATATATATACCATGCTCAGGGCCTTCTAAAGACCCATGCACTAGTCTCTTATCTTTATATAGGGGATGTGCTATATTAAAGCTTTTCGCTGTAGCGCTTACTGTGCCTGTTACAGTTAGGCCAGTAGTGTCTAATGAAGCCATACTAGTAGAACCACTTAAAAAGTCAAACCTACCTTCATCTTCCATCCAGTATTGATAACCTACACTAGTATTAGCATTAAATTGAAGTCTAATATCTACATCTTGTCCAGTTCCTATGTTTAAATAGTTAGATTCTATATCTATGTATCTATTACCTCCTGCTGTAATAATTTTATAATTACCTGCGCTAGTGTATTGGTGTGTTACATAATTAGAACCGTCATAAGCAAGTGTCAATTGAGGGTTAGCAGTGTCTAATACAGTAGCTCTACCACTAGCAAGTTGTGAAGAAGTATTAATTATTAAATCATTATCAATTATAATATCATTAGCAAATTGAAACTCTCCAGATGAGGCAAGTACTCTTTGTGTAGTGCCTTGGTCTATTCTCATCTTACCATTAGATTGATTATATATAGCCCAATAATTACTAGAAGCATTAACTACTTTTAGTTTACCAGAGTTACCTATGGTTAAATCAGTTCCGTCATAAGTAAAGTTAGTATCACCTTCAATAGTACCGTCACCAGTCCATACACCTATTTGGTTGTTTGCAGGGGTTCCTACTTTAGTAACATTACCATATCCTCCTGCTGCCAAAGCCGCAGTTACAAATTCTGTTGTAGCTATTTTTGTTGAATTATCTCCTGCACTCTGTGTATTAGTTACAGAATTATTTCCTAATGTAGCTACCCCTGTCGTTGCGAGTGTACCTGTTATAACTGTATTACCTGATAATTGGGTTGTTCCAACTACATCTAATTTATAGGCTGGTGAATCTGTGCCTATACCTACATTCTGTGATGTATCTATACGCATAGCTTCTACGTTATTAGCACTAGCAAAACGTAATTCCATAGATGGATTTTGTCCTTGGAAAGAAAATTCTTTACTATCAAAATCGTGATGTATGTTAGCAGCATTACTATCTGTTGCACCACCAAATACTATATATCCACCCCTACCAGATGACTCACTAGATAGTATAGATATACCTGCTCTATGATTATTTCTTATTACTAATTCTTCTGCATCACTCTCAGGAGTTTGGCTAACAGTACCATTTGAACCAATAATCTCTAACTTACCATCAGGTCCAGTTGTGCCTATACCTACTTTACCATCAGCTAAAATACGCATACGTTCAGCATTATTGGTAGCAAAATACATTGGAGCATTATCTTCTTGATAAATAGCTGCTCCTACACTATCTTGGCCTAAAAGCAAACTTTTACTTTGACCAACGATTCTCATATAACCAGAACTTGAACCATAATTAACTTCTAACTTTCTGGCGGGTGATGTTGTGCCTATACCGACATCACCGTCGCCACGAATAACAAAGTAATCATTAGAAGCATCGTGGTCTTGAACAAAGAAAGCTGTGTCATTTCCAGTAGAACCAGCAGATATTCTTAATCCATAGTTAGAATCGTCAGTTGCTTCTGCATTTTGTATCCATTGCATCCAGTTTTGACCAGTACTCCATCCATCAGCTTTATACACGTGTAATGGTGCTAAAGGATTAGTTGTACCTATACCTAAATATCCAGCTTTATTAAGACGCATAGCTTCAGAACCACTAACATAAAATGAAGTTATACCGTGGTCATAATTAGCGTTATTTTTATCTGTTTGTCCTAATCTAAATTCACCATCTCCAACATAGCTAGAACCAGTTGTAGCTCCTCTTAAGTATCTTAAAGATACAGCAAAATCCCAATTGTGTGAATACCCTAATGTAAGTTTAGGATTACCACTGTTACCCATAAGCCAAAGGTTACCTTGACCGTAACCTAACAACTGAACGTTAGTACCATCTAATTCGATACCATCCTCAAATCTAGCCGCATATCCATTACTTCCTGAATAAACGTGTAACTTTCTAGCAGGTGCAGTTGTGCCTATACCTACATTACCAGCATTTAATGTTAATGTTTGAGTCATAGTTCCTGCTGCCCTAGTTCGCATAAACAACGCTCCATTTTCAGAAGTAGATGTTATAGTTGGAGATTGTACATACATATCAACAAAACTATCTAAATTGTTTGCAGAATCTTTACCATAAAATCTTATCTGACCTAATGTATCACTTGCTGCTTGTTGTCCATCTGCTACATTCTTTTTAAAATCTAAAAAAGCAGGAGCATCGTCAGAGTTAGTATTTTCTAAAGTAAAAACTGGTTTGTTTGATGTAGCACTTGTTAAAGATAAATCTGTTCCATCATATGTAAAATTATCACTACCTTCTATACTGTCTGCTGTAGTAGCTCCAAAGGCTACTTGGTTGTCTGCTATAGAACCACCGATAGTACCTCCACCACCTGCACTTACAGCAGCATCGACATATGCTGTTGTAGCTACTTTTGTAGAGTTATTAGAAGCACTTTGTGTAGTTGCTGTAGTTGTTGAACTTATTGTTCCATCTAATTCTCCAGCAAATGTAGTTGCTGTAAATATACCTGTGCTATCTAATTTTGCTATTTCACTGGGTGTACCAGTAGATTCATCAGGTTGATAAGTATAAACTAAAAATTGTTTTTGTGTTGTTGTTGCAGCAGCGGTTGAAAGACCTGAAGCTAAAAATCTAAACCCTGCTGTAGTATTTGCGCTATTAACCGCATTTCTTGGACCTAGTTTTCTAAAGTGAATAGTAGGCATATCTGCATAAACAACAGCACCTCCTCCACCGGGGTCTACATCCTGAGCTTCATTGTGTAATTGTAATATAGGGAAAAATTGAGGTGTGCTTACATTAGAACCAGAATCTATCATTGCTACTTTACCAGCACCTTGTGTAGCAGTCATCTTCCACATTGGTGTGGCATAACCTCCATCCTTTATAGTAAGGTTTCCTATTATATCAGTAGCAGCTTCTATTGTTGTAGCACCAGATAAAGTAGTTGTACTTGCTACACCTAATGTTCCTTTTAGAGATGAATTACCACTGACTGTCAAAGCCCCACTAACTCCTAGTGTGCTTTGGAAATCTGCTGCTGTTTTGGCTATGTTACTAGCTCCACTAAGAATAATATTATTAGAAGCGTCTGTTTGTAACCGAGCACTTCCTACTAATCCTTGAGAAGAATTGTAGAAGGTATTATAATATTGACTAGAAGATGCTACAGCATTATCTACGGCAGTGGATACAAAGGCTGTGGTAGCGATACGGGTTGAATCATTACCTGCTGATTGTGTGTTGGTTACTGAATTGTTTCCTAGTGTTGCTACTCCTGTTGTAGACAGTGTTCCTGTAATTTCTGTGTTACTGTTGATTGTGGTTGTGGCTCCAGACATCCATAGTCTTCGAGCTCTAGTTCCATTATTGACAGTATAGAAACTTAATTTACCTATTTCTGCACCAGCAGTAGAACTTTCTACCTCTCCTTCTATACGTGCATATTCTTCTTCGGCAGGTGTACCTGCATTATCATTAGCATAAAACCTAATTAAACCTATTAAATCATTAGCTGCTGATGATGCAGAGTTTTTATATAATTTAATACCTGCGGGAAATGCATCAGCGTTGGTGTTTTCTAAAACAAGTAAAGGGTGACCTGTATGTGTAACTGTAGAAGCTGTGGCATTACTTAGTGTTAAGAATCCATTAGCATTGTCCCACCTAAAGGTATTGGTCCCTGTAAGAGCTGAGGCTGCGGTAAAATAAGGAACGTATGTGCTTGCACCAGCTATTGAACCCTTTGCGAAATCGCTGGTATCTACACTAAACGCTGGAAATCCAGTAGTACCACTAAAATCTATTTCATCATTACTTGAATCATATGTACCCCCTGTTACATAATAATTAGCATCATCATTGTTTACCCATGTTAATTGTCCTCCAGAACCTCTAGCCATAACTTGGCCAGTAGTACCATCGGCTACAGGTAAAGAAATAATATAAGAAGGGTTAGTTCCCATATCTACAGGAGCTCTTAATGAAACATAAGCAGAGCCATTAACTGCTTTTTCATAAAGGTCTACATGACCTTCATTGGTACCTTTTATAGATATAGAGTCTCCAAATTCTTCTAAAGATGGAGATTGTACAACTGTAGAAGAGTCACTTAATGTAGCTGTAATTTTTTGAGTACTAGGGGCATAAGCTAAACCTGTAATGTAAGTATTACCCCCTGAGAATGCAGACCATGACATAACTCCAGCATCTGTGGAAACTAAAGCATAACCACTTGTAGATGGTGGACCATTGGGTAATGTAAGAACAAAATTAGTAGTTATTGCCGCAGGGGCATTGAGTTGTAAATAGTTAGAGCCATTACTAGTAGCTTCATATAGTTGTACACCTCCAGCACTACTACCGCTTAGTTTAATTTGATTACCAAATAGGTTTTGACTATTTCCTGTAATATTAGTTCCATTGGATTGAGTTGCTACATAATGATAACTGCCCGGTACATAAGTAAGTGAAGATATAGAAGAACCACTTGTGGACACTGCTTCTATGCGTTTGGAGCCCACTGCATTATGAGCTAAACTCTTCAGTACTTTTGTGTATCTGGCCATAATTAAATAAATGTAAGGTGAAGGGATTTGCTAACGCAGGCTCCCTTCGGGCCTTATCTATTAAAATTAATCAATTAACTTTAACTGATGACGATTTGACCGGCTTCTGGTCTAACGACCTTCAATCCGTATCTCATAGACATGTAGGAACCGACAATTCCGAATCCGGGATTGGCTTCTTCTACAGTGAGTCCGCGTCTTTCTACATAAGCCATTGGCTTAACTGAAAGGTCGAATACACCAAATCTTCCTGCTGGAACCCATGGATTCACAATTACTGCTAATCCATATAATGAACCAACTAAACCACCTGTTGCTAGCATGGAGCTGAATGGGTTGTCTCCAGTTGTAGGCATAAAGTTACCTCCACCTTGGATACTTCCATTAGTTCCTTGTGCGTTGGTGAATGCACTTACAAAATCAGCCATCTTCAACATATTTTCATAGTGTGAAGGTGAAATGAATAAGTGAGTTGCATTGTAACCAAGCTTGCTCATCCTACTAATTGCTGCTGCAACATCGACTAAAGCGAAAGAGCTTGTACCGTTTGATGAAGCTGCTGTATAAGAACTGCATGCTTGTAAGGTAGCTAATGATTGATTAGCATATTCATCCAATCTGCCTGCAAAAGTTGCGGCTGTTCCTAAGAAAGCTCCATTAGGTGCCTTTGAGAAATCAGAGATGTTTGCTTCAGTAGAAGCTGCACCGGCAGCTAAGATGTCAGTAAAACCTGCACCTACGTCTACACCAGTTCCTAGTGTAGTGCTACCAATACCGAAAATGACATTTGTAACGTGTTCGGTCAAGTGTCTGTCGACAGCGCGACGTGCTTCGTTAAGAGCCATTTCTACTTCGTTGAATCTTGAATCTTCAATCATTCTTCGGGTTACACCTACTGCAATACCCCACTCTTTAACTGCTACTCTCTCGGAGCGTAGTTTTGTGTGTTGGTATTGAGGAGTTGTTCCTTCTTCTATTTGTTCCATCGTCATAGATGGTTTTGCGAAAGTAATATCAATATTACCGCCTGTATCTGTAGTCATTGGGTCTGCAAAGAATTGCATGACTGGAAGGTCTGTGACCTTGTAGTCGATAATTGCATCTTTATAATCAATGAGTACTCGCTCTCCTGTTCCGCCAGTGTTGGCGTATGAACCTGAGTTCAGACTGGTCAAAAGACCACTAGTTGGACCGGGTTGAACCATATCTTATCTCCTTAAATTATTAGACATCTCCAAAGACCTGCAACGGCAAGTCCACTTCCAGCTTCGTTGGTAACCTTAACAGGAACTGCGACAGGACCGTTTCCTTTTGCTGCTTCTGCTGCGGTTTGTTTGGCCAACTGACCAGATGCTGCTGCACCAATCATCTGTGGGTATCCACCTGTGGTTGGTAAACATTGTACATTGAGTATTACTCCTTTACCTGTGATAACGCTGCACATGTCTCCAGATGCGGCATCGGTAAGAGCAAAACCTATGATATTGATGTTTGCTTGTGTTGCTAGTACAGCAGTCATGTCTGCGGTAGCACTAGCTGTGAGAGCTTCACCGGCACTTATATCTTCCCCTGCTAAGAAAGGAAGAATACGAGCTGGTGCTCCTCCGTCGTTTACTAAAATTTCTGTTGCCATGTTTAATCACCTTTTAGGTAGTAGTCACGGTTTATTCTAATTTTACCGTCCTCTACTTTCATACCGAACTCTCTTTTGGTTTCTGGTACTTCACCTTCATCAGCTGATTTACCTTTTCCGAAAGAACGTTCGACGTCGTTGCTTGGCTCTGGCATTGCTGCTAGAGCATCGCTAAATCCAGTCAATCTGGATTCATCCCAAGCGGAAAGTTCTTCGACACGAGCATCCTTTTTATCTTCTTCGATTGAACCGAATAAGATTTCTTTGGATATAATTGCTTCTACTGTTTCAACTTTTCTTGCTTCTGCTTCTTTCTCTAATCTTTCTTCTTCTGCTTTCTTGAAAGTTTCTAATTCTTTCATAGCTGCTTTGAATTCAGATTCGATTTCCTTTTTAGATGCTTCTGCTGCTTCAAGTTGTGAGCGTAGGGAAGCGAACTCGCGTTCGACAATGCTTTCTGCGTCGGATTTTACAGTTGTTTCTTTTGTCTCTTCTGACATATTTACCTCTGTTTGTTCTGACTCACATCCACAATTTCCTTCTTGGCCACCACAACCACAGTCGTGGTCGTCTTCCGGTTCTTGTGAATCACATTTCGTTTCTATAGTACATTCTTTACAGACTGGGTCCATCTTTTCATTGTCAATGAAACTTACCTCTGTAGGACGAATATTGGTGGCGTAATTGTCACCCATAACATCAATATCGTTTGAAAACCAATCGATACTAACATGTGTCATGTCTCCTTCCTTAACTTTCTCCATTACTTCTTGACCACGGCCATATTTATTAGATACTGTTGCTAGCATCTTAATAGCGGTCTTTCCATTATCCATCTCAAACAGTTCGGGATTAGCAGCCATGCCGATTAAGTCCTCTTCTGTTCTTTGATGGTCAATATAAATCGGTAGTTCAGTAAATTGATGTAAATTATCTTTTAACTGTCCTCCCTCAATATAAACTTTATGTTGCTCTCCATCAACCTCATATTCATGAGGTCCGGAGGTAATAGCGATTACTGGGAATGATACAGAGTCGATTCCCTCATCGCTGGAAAATGTCATATCTTCACCCTCAGCCACTTCTAAAGCGAATGACCTACGAACAGGTTCAGTAGATTTGCCCTCTGCAAATTCCCGCTCTACGCCATTCTCTTGCGCCCACATGCTACACATGCCAGCTGCAATCTCTTCAGGGTTCTCAAAACCCCTCTTCTTCAGGTTTGATTTAGTTTGTATCATACATTTTTCAAATGTCATGCTCTATCTCCTGTTGCGTTTGCGGAGGGCTTGTTGCCCCTATTTTGTGCTCTAGAGGATTCTTCCCTTTTATCTTGGTTCTTTCCTCCAGATATGTTAGCATTCTTATCACTCTGTTCTCGTTTTATTGGTGAAGCCTTTATATCTTCAGAAGTTTCCATATCTAATTCTGCAACTCCTTCAGGGTCAAGTCCTCTTTCCTCTCTAACTTCGCCGGGTGATAATACACCTTCTGATAGATAAATCATATCAGTCTTGGCTTTAGTGAATGCGTCTTCAACGTTAATTTGCCTAAACTTAAATTTTGCTTCTCCCTTTTCTAATTGAGGCATAAGCTGGGAATTAAGTGCTCCCTCTACCATAGTTTGTAAGTATCTTACGTATGGTTCAAAAATAGGTCGTGCTTTTTCTGGGTCTGTCCACATAGTGCGTGGTGTTTTCAAAGCTACATGTATTTTATCTAATATATCATCTGTATATTTACCATACTCAAAAGCACGTTGAGTACCTTGTAGTTCTTTGATTACTATGTCGTTCCCGTGAATTATATCTTCACCGGGTGCTAGAGTATTAAATGCGTCGACAATTTCATTAATCTTATCAGGACCATAAGGCATATCAGGTAAACCAGCACTAACATCAAATCTACTAGATGCATATTTATTTAATGCTGCTCCTATATCTCTTTCTGCATAATCCTTTAAATCAACTAAATATAATATTGGGTGTATGTCAGATAAACCATATGCATAATCATCGAATTGATTATTTTTCAATTCTATTATTTCGTTTTCCTCGAATCTGATATTCTCATCATCGTCTCCTACTTTTTGATAATAGTATTCTATCTGACCGTGCTCATTCCTCTTTACGTACATGTTTTGACTAGACCTTAAAATTAAATTGTCTCCAGTCCATTCTAAATAACCTGTACCAAAAATTCTAGCATTTCTTAACCAACCATATAAAATATGTTCAATATTTATATCGCGGAACATTTCTTCTAACTCTTCCCTAATTCCATCGTCTGTTGTAACAATATCAAAATTATCTTTAACAGCGTATAAGCACGGTAAGTCAATTAAACTTCTAACAATAGGGTCTGATAAATAAACGTTCATATAAGTTCTGTTTTGACCTATATGTGGTTCATAGTTCTTATCTTTGTTAAGACTAAAACCTCTATTGATTTTAAGACGTTTAATAACTCCTTCCCCGTAACTTCTAGGGTCGTCTTTTTTATATGACGGATTTCCACCAACTCTGGCGAAAGTACGTCTAACTCTATCTATAAACGACATGGCTATTTAATATTAACTGTGATGAGTATATAAAGCTTTTCTCATAAACCCCTTAAAGGTTGCTTATTTAGTGTAACTTTTCGTTGTCGCGTAGTAAAAAGTTTTTGAGAACTATGGTTTCCTCCACTATAATTTTGTTTATTAATAGGAGATGATATAATACTCTGTCCAAAGTTCCCAGACATAGGTAACATACTTAATGTAGCATGTAACGCCATAGCTGAACTATCACAATAATCATCATGTTTACCTGATGGGGCAGAAATCTTTTCAGTTTTGTTAGCAGCATCCATAGTAAATTCTAAATCTATATGTTCTCTAGTCCATTTATGTATTAACTTAGCCATATCTGGTTCTAAATTCTCTGGATTTGGTACTTTTACTCGTCCTTGTTGTATGTAGGACTGAAAATCTCTATACATTTGTGTTTTAGTTCCTTTTGGTCCTCCTGTAAATACGAATGGTACGAAATGTACATTAGAATCTAAGCACGCCAGCCGCAAATCTTGCTCAACTGCACCCCCAATACCAGTACAATCAACAATGAGCCGACTAGCACCCAGCTTATTGGTAACGTCCATGATACGTCTACGTTGGTATGGAATATCATGTCCACCAGTTCTGGCGTTGATTTCTTCAACGTATATAAGTCTAGCAATATTTTCTGTATCAGACTTTTCAAGGGACCATGCACTAATAACAGTAGAGTTAACAGATTTGCCAATGTCAACACCAACAGTAATATTGCCTCCTCCCTGCTCTCCATCCCCATCAAGTCTAGTAATTTGGTAATCATCGTAACACGCCTTAATTTTTTCTGGATTAAATACACTCGATACAGACTCTACAAACTCACACTCGTATTCTGTCCTCCAGTAGATAGAATCTTCTCCCCATTCAGTCATCTTATCTAACATTTCTTCATCAGTATAGGGAGCAGAATAAGCATCCCCTTTCTTTACGGCGTCTCTCCATGTATAATGTAATCTCTTAAACGTATCTGCATAGCCATCATCGTATAAATATCTATACATATGATTATCTTTAGATTTTGGTGTACCGAGATTAATAAAAGGAGCTTTATTCGCTACAATAGCAGGCTCTACATTATCAATGAATAATCTATCGTCGATGAGTGGAGACTCATCAACTACTAAGAATGTAGGGTGTTGTCCTCGTATAGCTTGACCTTGGTTACTAGGCGCTAATGGAGCCCTACGCATTATGGTGCCCCCCTTAAGTGTTATGTTGGGCTTATTATGAAATCTATAATTAGCTACTAACCCATTTAGGAAAGTATTATCAGCAAAATGTCTATAAACGTAATTAAAGATTAATGCAGCTTGGTCTTCTGTAGGAGCCAGTATAAATACTAAATCTCTAAATCTATTAAAAAACATATATATAGTTACTGCTACAGACAAAGCGAATGATTTCCCACTGCCTCGTGGAGCTAAAATTGCTAATTTAGTTTGTTTATCATCTGTTCTTGTCATTAGACATTCTAAAACTATATCTTCTTGTAATGGTCTTAGGAGTAATGGTCTTTGTTTACCATCTATTAGGTAAGTAGAACAAAAGGCACGTATTAATTTACGCATCTTGTCTTTATCGTTTCTACAGTTTTGGAATATATCTTCTAGACTTCTTGAATCTATACCGCCTTTACCTGTCAGTAGGCCCTTCAGACTTGGTTTTGTTGTCGTCATCCGATAATTCTCCTAAGAAAGAAGCAAATGCTTCAGTGTTTTTCTCTACAGTTGTTGGCACTTCAATATTTAACGCTCGGAATTCTGTATGTATGTCTTTAACGATTGTATTTCTTTGGCGCAAGAGCTCTGTTCTAGCGTTAACATCCCGAATACATATAAGAATTTCCTCCCAAAGTATATCTTCAAGAGCAAGATTGCGCGCCAGAAGGCGGACAAGCTCTTTATGACGTTCATATTCAGCTTCTCCAACCCTCTGCCTTAATCTTTGCTCGTATTCCTCTACGTTCAAAGCTCTTTCCCTTCATCGAGGGCTGCTTTGACTTTAGATTTTACAAGGCTTGCTAGCTCGTCATCTTTCTCGTCCCAAGCTGTAATTAGTACATTTCGGACTAAAGAATCTTTGACGTGCTTTTGCGCTTGTTCGTCTAGCTTTTCAAAAGCTTTCATCTGGGCTTTTGTTAGATTTTTATCTAGCATGTCCATTAACTCAGCTTCATTGTTCTTAATATATTTAAAAACTAATTCTTTGACTGCTGGTACAGTATAAGCGATATAACCACCCATACCTAATACAACAGCACAAAGTGCCATTAGTAATGGTTCATCCATTATTGTGTCTAACATTCCAGACTCTTTTACAGTGTCGATGATTGCAGTAACGTTACCATCATCAGAGGTTTCGTTAGTTGCTGTCTCATTTCCAGCTGTTTCATTATTTGTATTGTTCATATGTTGATATCTCCATATTTGGGGGCTCTCACAAAGACACTTGCGATAAGAATCCTGTGATGCCATGGCCCTACAGCGAGAGCCTATACATAGTAGGACAGCCTACTATATAAAGATTACTCAGTTTATAATGTATTACGTTTTGAGCCCGGTGCAAAATTTGCTTTGTCACCAATGAAATCTGCATTAGGAGTAGACATTACGTCTGAACCATCCATATAGATAGGTTTACCTTCTGCGGCTTCTGGTTTTTGTACATCTTTGAATGATGTAGTGGGCTTTTTGTAATTCATCTCATCGATTTGAGCTTTGTCTGGTTTTTCGAAGTATAGCTTCATATCTGGGTTATTCCCGTGGAAATGTTCCCCTTTTGTTATTTTTTCTACCATGTTATTCTTCCTCACAACATTCGTTGTCTTTACTGCAACAGCAGTTTTCTTCTACGCTGCAACAGCAGCTCTCTGTGTCGAGTGCTTCTACTAGATAAGCTAGAAGTTCATGTATACCTTCTAGCTGTTCTAGCACTCTTTCTCCTTCAAAGTCGTTCATTTTTTGTTCTCCATCTTATGTTCTTGTTCTTGTGCCTTGGCTTCTATCATCTGAGATTGTTTCTGAGCAGCATCATTATAATCAATAACAGCTTGTGCTTTTACTTTATAAAATGCGGTTTTCTCAGCTTGTTCTTGTTTCCAGACATCTAAAGCATCTTTGATAATCAGCAGGGCTGGTCCTCCTAGGATAGCTATCAAAGTTGTATAACCTTCGATTTGTTCAAGAACAGAATCGTCTTGCAGCCCGCTGTGTATAACAAAACCTGCAAAACCTACCCAGAGTAATACTAAAGGTACTGCAATCATAAACATAAAAATATCGTTAAATGTTACACCTTCTCCTTTTTCTTTACTCATTTGTGTTTTCTCCTGTCTCTGTTTTTTTAAAGGTACTAGTTTTGGTTTTACTTGTCTTAATGCTTGGCGCGCAAAATTGACAAGTACCGCGAAAGCAATAACAACTGCTATGCTCGCCATTACCACTGCTAGTATCTCTAACACTCCTATCCATTCTATCACTCCTCCTCATCCCCATATGATTCTTCAAATGTATTCTTTTTTATCATTGCTTTTACATCATCCAATTCAGAGATTATTTTTCCTAACATATTCGTTAAAACTAGCATTTCGCTAGCCTTCATTCCTCCTCCAGTCTAAATGCTTCATCTTCATCGCTGTAGTACGGGTAATTTGTAATGCTTGTAACCCATTCATATTCTCCCGTATTATTCCAATCAGCTAAGAAACTTGCATAAAAATAATAAACGCCGTCCGTATAATTATCGAACGTTTCTTCATATGGTTCTGCTCCTGAGTTTAACCAATGAGTATCTTCAACCCAACCTGACACATTAAAGAATGTCTCTCCATATACGAAGGTGTCATATATTAAGGTCGTTTCGTTTCCCTCTTCGTCAAGGAAAAAGTGACCCACGTCATAATACACCAACACAGGTAGAGGCTCGTCAGGGTCATCACAATTAGTGTCCATATCGACATATATATCTAAAGTATTATCTTCCCTCGAGTAGTTACCATACTGTAGCCCATTCCATAGAACTAACTGTGTATGGTTACAGTGGTTCTCTTCGTTTTCATAGTCACAAGAACCATCATCTTCTGTGGCTCTATCATTGTAATTGTTAGCTTCAATGTCCATACATCCATAAACTGTTTCATTAGTTTGAGTTTCATTACCTGTACCGTTCTGATTTAAGTATTGACATCTACCATTATCATGGGTAGCTTGATTATCGTAATTAGTAGCCGATGAATCCATACAACCATATTTTACAGGAGGAGGAAAAGTACAACTGCCGTTATCAAAATCTGCATCCGGTTTGTAATTTATAGCAGTTGGGTCCATGCATCCACCCTTTAACATGGGTTCCTCTTCTTCTCCTCCAAAAATATCTTGTAGCATACCTATATCACCAGTACCACTACCAAAAAACGCGAGAATTAAAACCGTGAGTATAGAACCTATCTTTTGTCCTACTTTAGTATCGCCTGCTTTGTCAGCTGCTTTACCTAAGGTTTCAAATAGTCCTTCTTCATCATCAGGTTTTTTAGAGCCACCTATTCCTAAAATCTCTCGTTCTTCATCAGAGATTACAGAAATGGCTCCGTAATCATCGCGCGCCATGTTATTTTTTACACGACGCGACTATATAAAGATTACCCTAATCGAAGTCTGGAAACTGGGCTTGAGACTCTACATCTAAATCTTTTTTCAAAGATGAATCGATGTCTGCGTAATTTTCTTTCTTACGTTTTCTACCTTTGGGTTCCCATTTAGGTATTTCTGCATCACATGGTCCACCTTGAGATTTATGAAAGGAACACCATTTACAAAGATTTTGAGGTACTTGTTCATAGCGGTCTTCATACTCTTCTCTTTCTTTGATACAATCATGAACCATTTTAATAAGGTCTCTAGCTTCATCTAATTCAGCCTGACCAACTTTAACAAAGAAAGTATCATCAAACCTTAAATAATTAACACCTACAAAGTTAGGCATCTCTCCCATCTCTAATGTGTATAAAAATGCATAGATAATAAGTTGACGGTAGTATTCTTCTGGTAGGTAGGGACCATACCTCTTAGATGTTTTATAATCTAATAGAGTAGTTCCACCATCAAAATCATTACATACAACATCTATAACTCCAACAATTGCGTACTCTTTAGACTTAACCCACTTCTCAGCATACTTAGGTGCTACAGCATTCCAAGCTTGTTGCTTGTTCTTGAATATC